GTTCCAGTTACTATTATATTAAATGGCGAATAATTTAATGACGAGTTTGTTGCTATTGAGAAATTACAAATAGTAATTAATTGATTTATGTTAGGAATAAACCAATCACTAAACCCACCCTGAGTAGATGCTTCTGCCCCATCTATTGCAGTATTCCAATTAGATGAAATCGTTGGATTGGCATACCACATTAGCCCAGTCAAATGGTCAAGCACTAATTTATTGGTGTAAACTTCAGTACCTAATTCATCAGTAAATCTTTTATTCGTTCCAAAAATATTATTGTCTGAAAGTGCAGAAAAACTTGTACCAATTCCTAGTTCTAAATCACCATCGTCTCCAGTTCTATAAGAAGTAGTTTGTCCTGTTCTCGTTGGTTGCTGCCTTTGAATAGTATTAATCTGTGTCGGCGTTAAATCATCATTCAAATCCTGAGTAGCTAAAGCTGAAATCAAAGTACAGGCTAAATTTATTCCTGCCACTTTACTTTCATTGCTACCATTAGGTTGAGTTAATGTTATATTTCCAATTTGCCAATTAGCACCTACCTTACTACCTAGATTAGTTCCCGCCGTATTTTTGACAGGAATATTCTCAGTATCTGGCGCAGTAAAAGTACCCCACGCCGAGCCATTAATTAATATATCCACTTCACCCGCTCCACCGCCTGAACAAGTGTAAGTATCTCCTGCATCTAGTGTAATTTCATTGCCATTATCGGTAACGATTACAGGCTCACAATTCAAAGGATTAGGAAATGGAGTAATCTTACCCATCGGTATCATACAATCACTATTGATTGAATTTACCTCTATATCTATCGAACACTCCCACCCTGTTACATCGTCTGCTAATTGCTCTGTAAACGGTGTCATTGAGGGATCGCCCGAAAGATTAATATCGAATATTTCGTTATGCTTTATGAATTGTATAAAATCAAATAGCGTTTGCTGACAATCTGAAAGCACATCGTTCTCATTCTCTTCACCCTTAGTAACCAAATCCCAACAACGTACATCAAAAGAGTAGATAGTTGTATTTTCTAAAGGAGTTGCCTGAGTGGGAAAAATCCACAGAGTAGGCGTATTCCCTGTTACCTTTGGGTTGCCATTAGCCTCGTATACTTCGCCAAATCCAAATGAGTTAATTTGCAAATGCGAGTCTGCAAAATCACTAAAGATTTTTATTAATTGATTTAATGAATAGGTTGCCATTGAATTAAATGTACTATCTTTGGTTTTCGTTTTAAATATGACAATAAACAATTTTGTTAATCAGAATCATAAATGGTTGCTATCAGTAGCCAGTAACATAACGGCAACAGACTCTAACTCTTCTGAATTAAAATATGACCTTTTATCTTTTGTAACTATCGAGATTATAGAAGCAAAGAAGTACGAAGGTTTAGAACTTGACGATTATAAATGGCTATTTGCTCGTTTTCTTAAAGATAATTACAGGTGGAAACAAGGAGGCAAATTTTGGCAACAAATGAAATTGACCAACCAATATACGCCACCTATACACCAAGAGAGTGAAAATGATTTTATAGATATAATGGCTGACTGTGAAGAGAATTGTGATGAGGACTTAGATATGATTAAGTTTTACGGAGATTTTAACGCTGAAAAAATTAAAGTAGTTAGGGAAATTGAAAGCAACCTACCGCCTCACTTCAAGCGTCTATATGATTTATACATTAACGAAAAACTTTCTCTAGGTCAAATAGCTATTAGGATAAACATACCGAAAGCCTCAGTAAACAATTTAGTAAACGATTTAAAACTATTAATAATTAACCAATGGAATCAATCTTGTTCACCATCGTCGCGTTTTCCTGTATCGGATATATTGTTGCGGAAACAGACATCTCAGATCAAATTAAAGATTTAATCTTTACATCTGAAACTACTAATTTTTTATACTCAATTTTTAAGTATGTTTTTTACTGTTCTTTATGCTTCGCTTTTTGGAGTTGCCTTATTTATACCCAATCAATTTTCTGTGCAGTTATTTCGGCAATACTTTCGGAAATCATTTCTAAATACATCAGCTATGAGCGATAAAAAGTATTACGAAGACGTTAAACTATTCTTTGAAGGAGTAACTAGTAATAAGTTTACTCACGAACAGATAAAAGAATTAGTACGTCTATATCGGTTTAGATTCAATCCACACCAGGAATATACTCAATGTGGTAGTTGTATTAGGCGAATGCTCAAAAGCCTCAGAAAAGACTTAATTTAAGCTAGAGGAAAATATTTACCTAGTCCTTTTTGTTGGCGATTAGCAGCACTCCATATCTGTATAGTCTTAGGTTGGTCAGGTATAATAGTACCCGCCTCTAATTGCTTTCTGCTTATTCTAGCCTTTTGCCAAATGTGGCGACAATTAAACCCGCCTTGAAATAAAAATACTGAATAGCCTAATCTCTCTGAAATCATTAACAAGTCAGTTTCACCCCAATATTTATTTAACTCCAAAACTCGTTTACAGAATGGTCTAGTTTTATCGTCAAAAGCACCTTTGTAATAATAGTACGCCTGTAATGTATCTACTTGCTTTGCTAATTCGATATACTCAACGTCTTCTTCTTTTACCGAGTCTTTAGGTATTCCTGTCCTAGATAGGAAATCTAAAATAATTTCAGCATCCGCTTGTAACCTTGCTTCTTTATATTTTTTTAATGCATCACACATATTACATACTTCTAAAAAAATTCTGAATACTTTTTTCTGTTCTATTTTGACCTGTATAAATATCGCTAGTATATACGTCTCCATGGTCAGGGTACATATTTCTAGTTGGATTATTATATAACGTAAACGTACTATTGTTATCAGATAGGCATAACCACTCTTGAACACGTTGCATATAATGCTCATAGTTATCCATACAAGATTGTTTTAAGTCTCCAACCTCTTTGAATGAAGCAGGTTCGGTAGTATCGCTAGTACCTTTCAATATACCTTTATTTCTAATCCCTACATTGATAAATGGAATAGCCTCTACTAAAGTAAGCCAAGCTATAGCGGGTTGAGATAATTGCAAAAGTTCTGTTTCTTTTGCAGTCAAATTTCCTGCACTTATACCGCTCATCAATCTTTCGTAAAATTCACTCCCGAAAACGTGTTGCGCATATTTATCCTGTGCAGTTATAATGAATGGAACGATTAACTTAATATCAACGTTTGCGCTAATAGGCGTGTACTGTTGTAAAAAAGTTTCGTTTATAAAAGTTGCTTTAATGATTGCCATTACTCTAGTGGATTAAGTTTAATAATTTTTGGTTGCACGTGAATACCCATCCTATACAATGCCTTTTGTAAATTTTTCTCTATCCAAACTTGCTCAGGTGTAACCACAACGCCATCGAATATCTTATAGGCACTTTCCATTTCTGTACCGCCACCCGCTAAGCCACTAGGCACAGGAATACCTAATAAGCTAGGTGAAGTAATTCTATTAACCGTTAATATCTGTTGAACACATTGCTCAGATAAAGTAATTAATTTATCGTCAAAATTTTCAATTTTCAATGGGTCAACGTCAGGAGCATCCTCTTTTGAATTACTAAACATTACTAGCACCTTATTCTTTTTTCCACTTGCCGAATATTGTCTATTTAAGTTTCTTACAATTTCATCCTCTTGCTCCGGTGAACTTGGTTTCTTATAAAACTTAATTACTAAGCTAGGTTGGTAACCTTCGTTAACGTTATTTAACTGCAAATCTCCCGACTTAGCATCTGCCTCTATCCAATTAATTGCAGAGTAATAGTCAGGTAAACCGTAATACTCATTAGATAGGTCAGGTTTTTTAAAATACATAATAGCACTTCTGTCGTCTTCATCATTACCAACGGTATGTATCTCCTTAGGTTTTTCACTCTTATTATTCACTTTTTCCCAATGACGAGAGTAATAATAAGTATCTACCTTACCATAGTTATTATATTTTCCGCTTCTTAAATGAGCGGCATCAATATTATTAATTTGTGTATATTTTCCCTTGTCTACTGACTTAATTAACTCAATAGCCATAGCACCAAATGCAACGCTATTATACGCCCATTGATAAACCAAATCACTTAAAGACTGGTCTGTACCGTTCGGGTTTTCTATTAGTGTTTTTAACTTCGCTTTTGCCTCAATAGAGAGATTATCGTAACCAACAAACTCAATACCCTTACCCGCTATCATTGTGGCCTTAGAAACAACACAGGCTCTATGAATGGCCGAACGCATAAGTAAAGAAATCCAATATTGAGGGACGAGATTATCCTCACCAAATGAAATCCATTTATCGCCTTGTTTTTCTTTAGCAATAGGAGTGCCTATATAATTTTGTGAGCCAAACATTACTGAGGCATCCTTAATTATTTCCTGTTTATTTCTAGTTATATCTAGTCCGAATATTTTCATGGCGTAAAGGTAGGTATTTCTGTTTTATCTCCTGTATCAAATGTAGGTAATTCTGTTTCAGTTTCCCAAACATAAACTTTACCTTTTTCTAATATATTTAACGAAGGTGAGTAATCATTAGGATCTGTTTCCTGTGGAGATTCTACTTCAGCCTCGTAAATAGTATAGCAATGAAAACCTTTTTTTAAATCCAAAACTGATTCATCAATCTCAAATAGGTTATATCTCTCAGGATACGGAGAAACATCGGGTAAAATAAAATTAACTACTTCAAAAGTTAAGTCGTGAACGAATGAGAAAATATAAATAGGCGAAGTGATAGTAACCTTTTCCGTTAACGTCAACGCCACATCCGTAGTAGTATCTTTTTTTAGTTTTATCATTTTAAAAAAAAAGCCACCTTTTCAGATGGCTCTCCTAAATTTTAATTAGATTAAATTAATGTAGCTAAGATAGCATCCGATACAGTAGAAGCCATCTCAGGCTCTTCTCCTGTAAACGTCAAAGTATATCCGTTTAGGTCAGCTTTAGCAGTTCCCGAGCCACCTTCGTTAGTAGTTAAGTCCATTCCGTTTGTCATTCCCAATACCCAGTTCAATCCGTTTTGGTCTTTAACAATTATAGATAGTCTCTTTTGTGCTAACAAACGAATTACGTTTCTCTTTGCTACTTCACGTCTAGGGATAACTAAAGTGATAACTTGAGTCTTAAAATTAGTACCATTCTCAATACTGTTTGCTTCGCTCTCTGTATAGAATGAAGTATTTTTGTTGAACTCAAACTCGTAATAGTTTTCTCCTGAGTCAATAGAGATAGCAGAAACTACTCCCGCTGCTTCTGTAAATCCATCCTCTACATTGACAAAATCTGTAATGTATGCTTTTTTAATTCCACCGATGTTAGGTGAACAAGCAATGGTAACCCCACCTGTTAATAATGTACAAGCCATATTTTTATTTTATTTTAAAAGGGGGATGTTACTCCCCCTGAATTATTATGTATAATAAACAATCTCAGCACCTACACCATGACCAGTTCCGAATTTGAAACCAGCAACGAAGCGTACGTTCTTATCTCCTAGAGTTTCGCCAGTATCAATTAATTTGATAGTCTCGAAATCTTCGATAAGGTCAGTTGCAAACCAAAGGTTCTCCCATTGACAAGCTACGATATCGTTTGTAGGTAATCCGTTTACAACTTCCATTTGAACGTTTAAGAACATCATTGGTACGTTCTTTTGCATATAAGACTCAACAGAAGTAGATGCAATCTTAGTGCGATAGAAACGAGCAGCAGCAGGTGAAATTAAAATACGAGTTCTTTCATCGTCTATGATAGTGCTAGGGATAGCATCATAAACTTTTTGTAATTCTGTGATAATGTTAGAAGCACTTAAAGTAGTTCCTACAACGTCAATTACAGTATTGTCAGCTAAGAATCCTTTCAACCAACCATCGCATAAGTCAACTGGTGAAGCTGCAGTATCCCATTGCCAGATACCCTCTTCGATTTCTAAATTCAAAAATTCTTTCATCTTGAATAAAACATACTCTTGGAAACTAGCAGGAATTTTTTCTTTCATATCACCCGCTCCCATTTGCTCAGATAACCACATATTGTAGAAATCTTTTTTACAAATAGTTTTGTTAACCATTAAATCGCAAGTCTCAATAGACTTCTCAGTAATAGTAACCGTACCCTGTGAACTATAATCACACGCCCCAGCTTGTAGCAAATTAGCTACAGACATTGAAGGAATGTTCATTTTAGATTTAACATTTACAAGTTTTCTAGCTTTTGATTTAGAATTCCCTTGTAACAAAATTGCAGAGTAGAACTCTTGCGCTTGTATCCCATCCCAAGTGGATGTACTGTCAGTAATTGTAGGCATAATTTTTTAGTATTTAAATTAAATGTATTAAATTGCTTTTTCGTTTATTTTGCTAAGTGCGATAACCTTTTGAAGTAACTCGTCACTAGTCAACTTTACAGGAGGCTCAGTAGATAATCTTACTCTGTTACTTTCAGGTTTAGCGATTGAATTAGTAGGTAGGCTATCCTTCATTGCAGAAAGTTCTGTTCTTAAAGTTTCTTTTTCCTCTTTAAGTTCGTTAATCGCTTGTCCAGTTCCCGCTTCAATCTCATTAAATCTTTGCTCTAAAGCTGAAACTCTAGCGTTCAATTCGTCTACTACTGGTTGTAACATTGCCTTAATAGATTCTAAATCCATAGGAGTAACTTCTGCCTTAACAGGAGCATTTGGCTCTTCTACTACTGGTGTAGCTTCTGCCTGTACTTCAGGAGTTGGCTCAACTACTTTAGGCTCTTCTTTAACCGCTTCTGTAATTAACCCGTCTTTAACGGTAATTAATCCAAATCCAGTTAGCATATAATCGCCATCCTTAACGGCGAATTGCTGACCGTTTTCGTCCACAACAAATACAGGCGCACCAACTTCAAAGTCAGATGCCGTTGTATAAATTACTGTGCCATCTTCGAGAGTGGCTTCTTTTTCAAGTTTAAATTTTCCGTACTCCATATTATTTCTCATTTTTAATTTTTTCATATCAAAGAAACCCTCAATAGAGAAGCCTCTTAACTTTTGTGTTTTTATTTCCGATTGCCAAAAATTATCGTCTTCAATTTTCACAACCCCAAACCAAGTACCCTCAGGCAAATCGAATCCAAAGTTTTTGCTCTTATCATTTTCTGAAGCAGTTACCCAATTTTCAGAAACAAAAGCAACCGATAAAGTGCTACCGTCTTGGTGCATTAGATTAATAGAACGACCTCTTTGCTCGGCATTAAACTTGTCTGCTATTTCCTGAATCGTTTCTTTTGAAAACTTAATGTAATATTCTCCGTTTTCATCTTTACGGTAAATCTTTTGCTCAGGAATTAAGAACGCACCCGCTATTTTCTTTTGCTCAGTTATTTCGGCTAAACTAAAATGCTTGTTAAATGCAAACCAATTAACTTGAATTGCAGGTTCGTCAACTAAACTTATGAATTGAGTGCCATGTTCCGACTTATTCAAAATAAGCTCATAGGTTGGCAAAGTATCCTTTTCCATACCTTTATATGTATTTTTAATTTAAATCGTTTATTTTGAAATCTAAACCGATTTAGCCAAAGGTTGCATTGGCCTCTGCAACTTGCACCCTATTGTTAACACTATTTATTTCAGTAACTGAAACGAATGTTTGTGGATTAGATTGTGGATTATTGCCCCCTACCGTTGGAAATTGAAATGGTGTAGACGAAGTGTCGACAGTTGGTAATGATGGTCCACTACCGAACCCACTATCTCCACCACCACCGGAAGCAGAAGCGCCGCCCCCGAATTGAGTAGACGCAATTTTAGCCACGTTTGCTAAACCACCTGCAATAGCTAAACCAGCCGCTATAAATGGTTGAGCAGGGAATAAAACAGTTTCAGGACTAGCAGAAGCAGTAGCAAAAATTGCATTTGCTCCTTGATATGTTTTAATAATCGCATCCGCTATACTTATAGCTTTGTTAACTTGAAAAGCTTTTTTAGCATTAGCCTCATTTTTTTTACCGAATAATTCTGTTAGTGATGATAAAGTTTGTAGCGTATCGGATATAGCTTGAACCTTAGCATCATTAACTTCCTTTTGATAAGCTAAATCTTTTGTAGCAGTTTCATTTCCTGTTCTAGCTATTTCACTATACATAGAAGCCCATACATTTTTAGTGGCATCAGCTATATTTTGTTGCCCTACTAAATAATTATCTGACTTTTTACTTTCAATTACTTTTAATTCACTGTTAACTTGGTCTTCAAACGCTTTCCTTTTTTCAGCCTCTTCTTTTGCTTTAGCCGTTTTCTCCTCTTCTTGCTCTTTCCATTTATCGTAATTCTCTTTATCCCTTTTTAATTTATTTTCCTCTGTCTTAATTTCAAACTCTGTTAAGTCAGCCGAAAGTTTTTTTATCTCTTGAACTCTTTCATTGTTAGCTTTTATGTTAGCGTTTTTTGTTCTATTAGCTACTTCCTGAGCAAACACATCATCCTCACCAGCCATTTTTAAAAACAACTTTCTTTGCTCCTCCTGAAGTTGTTTGTCAATCTCATATTTTTTTATTTTTAACGCTATCTCTTTTCTAGTAAACTCTATTAAGTCTGCTAATTTTTGTTGCTCAATAGCGTATGTATCTTTACCCGCCGCTTGTGCTAATCTTATTTCTTTATCATACCTATCTGTTACCGCTTGTTTTTGTTTCTCTATTAATTTTATTTCTTCACCTAACGACTTACTCTTCTTTTGTAATTCCGCTATATTTTGGCGTAATAATTCCTTTTCCTTTTCTAAATTTTCCTGTCTTTTCCTTTCTGCTTCATTTGCATCGTTAACAGATTTTATATAACCTTTATACGCTCCATTAATATCAAATAAACCTAAAGTAATAACATCTAAAAATTTAGTGTACATATCAATAGCAAACATAGCAGCTTCTACAATGAAATCGAAAGTAGCAGATACCGCATTTCCAAAAGCCTTAAACCCTTTTTTAATCCCATCAATGATAGAACCCATATCTAAGAATGATACAATGATACCGCCGATAATGGTAGCTAGTAATATTAAAGGATTAGTTTTTAAGATTGAACCTAATAACTTAAAGCCTGATCCTACACCTTCGATTACTGGTTTAAGTGATACAAGTATTCCGATAAATGAGGATGCTTTAGCCTGTGCCTGTTCTATCTCTTCTGCACTATATCCTAACTCAGAACCAAACGAACCGACTACGCCTGTGGCTAACGCAAATCCTCCCGCTATACCTTGCCCTACCTTCTCAATCTGTTCGCCTTTCTTTTGTAAGTTTTCTAAACTTTTTTCAGTTTTTGCAGTATCAAACTTAGGCGAAATATTTTTTTTATTAACGCCATCTACGGCATTATCAATCTTATCAATATCCTGTAACGCTTGGTCAACGCCTTTGACCTCTGTATCTATTACTATTGTCTTTGCCATTCTTTAATTTATTTCACAGTTATAACCTAATTCGATAAATCTATTTTTTGCATATTCCAACGCCACATCAATAGACTGTGTTTCGGTTTCTAATATCACAAAATCAAATGATAATTGATTGATGTCAGTCATTAACTCATTTGCATTTTTGTATGAATCATAATTCAAGTAAGTGTTAACGGTAACTGATATAGTTAAACCGTCTTGTAAACATATTAGTGATGCTCTACCGTACACCGATGGCAATTCAATATCCGTTCCTTTGATGTGAATTTTTTTCGCATCTGTTGTGCTAATTATTAATCCCATATTAATCTATTCTTTTATATTTTAGTATTGACCCTTTCCACGTTCTCGATGTTCTACCCGCACCCGCCGCATTATTTGCAAATTGAAATTTTAAAGTAGCATTTGCCGAAGCAGTAAATGAATATGCAATTTTACTATGCACAAGGAAATCTAAATCAGATTCAGCACCTATTGCTATTGCAGTTGTTGCACTTGTTGAGTTTGCAGTTACTATAACATTTTGAACCGCTGATAATGTACTAATAGATTGAATCGTTCCATATCCTTTAAGTGTTCCCGAACTTACTGCAAATCCCCATTTATAATCTCCAGTTGAGTTGTTTGCCGAAGTAGTTAAATTCATACTTACCATATAATGACCACCCGCCACAACCGAAAATTGTAAATCGGTATCATCTTGTAATGTTGCATTATTAGTTACATCTTGATTCGCACTCTTAACAATTATACTCCATCCTTCATTATTATTAGGTACTGCCCACGTTGCATCACCTCGTAAAAACTTAGTAGTATCATTGGGTGCTTTTGGAGCAAAACCGTGTTTGGTTATACTTACATCATTAGTAGTATTATCACTCAATGAAAGTCCAGTCTCAACCAATCCACCACAATTTGTTAGCGTTCCTGATGATGGTGTTCCAAGAGCATCACTTTGAAAAACAAAGTTACCATCGGAACAAGCAGTATCAAACTCAGATTTTGTTCCCGACAATGCAGAGATAACCGCCTTGTTTTCCCATAATGTATTTGAGTTATTATAGAATATTCCTTGATTATTTAATGGCGTTGCAATTTTTACATCGTGAATCTCGTCTAACTCATAACCATTCTGAACACGCACATACATTCTACCCGCACTTCCCGCACTTGCCGTAGTACAGAAACCTAAATACACTAAGTGATTAGGTGCTGATGGCTTTACATTAGTAATCGTTCCCGCCGTTGCACCTAAGTAGATAGCATCTCCATCTGAAAAAGTAGAAGTAGGTAACGTACTTAAGTTATCTAATAAACCATTAACTATAATTAATCCTTTTTGATTCGCTGCTATCGAAGTAGACAATACAAGTCCTACCGTTTGTGCAGAAGTAGCATCTCCTGTATTATATGCCAACTTCACCGTTAAACGGTCTCCAGTGCCTCCAAAAGCATATACTGGCTGACCTTTCGTTATCGTTACTGAATCGGCATTGGTAACATAAGCCAATAATGTGTTTGGTGAAGTACCTATAAGTTGAAAACCATTTATAGTTGAATTATAAATACAGAGCATCTCAGCCCCATCCTCAATATCGCCACCAATCAATAACCCATCGTTATTTCGATATAAATCTTTTGCACCAAGTGAATTAATATTAAGTGTGCATCCTGTTGTATTTCCATTTCCAAATCTTATTAGATACGCATCGCCATCTGTGTAAGAAGTAACACCAGTAATTGTAGTTGTGTACGTATCTGTTCCAGTAGTTGAGCCATGCAATATACCACTACCACCACCGACACCACTAGAAGCAATGGTAATATCTATTTTATCGTTAGCGGAATCGTCTGCAACGGTCAAAGTAACATTGCTACCCTCAATGAAGTTTAGCGTTTTTCTCTTACCGATTAGCGTTCCCGCTTTCCTAATTATGTTAAATATCATGCTCATATTAAATTCCAATTTACGCCATCACTCACAATAGTACATATATCATATTGCACCCTTATTGTATATGTTAATACACTATCAATAGTTTCTACACTTGCAGGATTGACCGTTACTGTATTTGAACTTGAATCTATTTTTTTAATCGTGATCGGAATACCTATAACATCAGCGCATAAATCTAAGGTAATTGTAATATCGCCATTCGTAGCATCCACTAGAATTAAATTGCCTGTGCCATATCCCGCCTTAAAATTAGAATTTACATACTCAATAGAGCCTTCGCCATCAATAGCCACTCCATTAACATAAGTAGTATTGCTTCTCGTTACCGTTGTGTTATTCCCGAAAATAACTACATTCTCAAAGTCGCCATTAACAGAGTTGTTATCGCCATTGATAGTAATATTCCTTGCTCCAAAACCTATTATATTATTATCGCCTGAAACCTTTATTCCTGTATTATTACCGCCGTAAAAATTATTTACCCCATCCATTTGCCTAGTTGGATTCTCAGAATTGCCTAATCCAAAACCATTACGCAATGGTCTAGGTATTATTTCACCCCCTAATGTAGCATCTACACCGTATGCAACTTGCAAGGTTGTTTTAGTGAATCCTGCAAAATCTTTGGCTAAAATAAACTCACATAATGTTAACCCTGTTGAGTTAATATCATAGTCCATTATTTTATTCAGCCTCAATAAATGCTTGTCTATTCTAATCAATTTAGCAAAATCCAAATTGAGAATATCCATAGGTTTAATGTGCAAGTAGGCTTTTACTAACTTACTATTTTTGTCAGTAATCTCATCCAAATATCTTGCGTGAAATCTATTATATAAATTATTATTTGTCCACGCTCCATAGTTATAATAGGTAGCGTCAGGATAACCGAAATTCAAATCGTGAATAGGCATCCAAACATTATCTAAGTGTCCTGCATAAGCGTAGGTGTAAGCAGTAGTGCTGAATGAATTACCTACCGTAATTGTATATGGAAACTTAGTACCTCTCAACGAGTAAAATAATAATCTAATATTACTAGCGATTCTGTTTTGAGTTATTACACCTTCTTTAACGATTGACGTAATTACTCTATCTGTGCCTACTGGATAATCTACTAGAGGTGAAGCTGAGAATATAGGCTCTATAATTGTTTCCCCCGATAAGAAATCATTATCAATATCCACAATTTTAGTTCCGTAAACCCTCGCATAATACTGTTCGTGATTTTGATTAAAAGCATCTTTGTCTGATTTATATTTAAGTATATATCTTTTCGAATTTAACTCACCCATCGGTGTAATATCAATATCTCTACTAATATCTAATTTACTTGTCCAATCTACTACGTTTGAATTATAAAAAGTATCTCTAGGCTCAATCACTAATTTTTTACTATCATCACCGTCAGGCTCGACAAATAGTTTAAATGTTTTTATAATAGAAGCTAAGAAATCACTCTGCAAAATATCTTTAGGGATAGCATTGTTTAATTCGATATTTGCCCCCTCACTTAACAATGTATTTAATATTTTACATTGTAAAAAAGTACCTTGTAATATTTGTAATTTTACCGTTTGCGAAGTAGTATAATAATTATTACTAGAATCCTTTAATCTATACTTTAAAACGCCTGTTAATCTAAAATCTACTACATCTCCTGCATTTAAAAAAATACTTGAAGAAGTACCTTGCAAAGGACTTGTATTTAAAAATGCACCAAAGTAAGACTGAGCAAATGTATTAATGCTATTCACCCTAATTACTACGGTCATAAAATCATTATCAATTATTCTACTATATCCAGCAGGAATACCGTCTAAAATAACTGACTTAATTACATTCCAATTAAAATTATAATTTCCACTTACAGGAGCAGTATATTCGCCTGTAGGTACATAGTAATTATTATAGTCATCATTATTACCATTGGTAGAGTCATTGTCAGGCTCTATCGCTTCATCAAATCCAAAATTGTAAAATATACCAGTTGAGGAATCGGTAACTAGAGTTGCATTACTTGAGTAGGTTGCCTTAAATTCTCTCTCTAATACTTCTGCCTGTGATATTTCAAATGTGTCCTTATTAAATGGAATTATTAAACTTTTAAAATATTGTGAATCAAAAAAAGCAGAATCATAAGTATATCCCGCATTTTCAAAAATCTTATCAATATAATTCTTTACATAGATAGCAGGAAAGGTATGTTTAATATCCCACGAAGAGCCAGTATTCAAACCGTAATCTATCATAGGATAAACATAACCAACGCCTAGCCTAGTAACCTTTTTTGCAGTTCCTGTTTCAGTACCTACATTTTCACCGTAAACCATCCACAAGGTAACAGTAGTAGAACTATCTACCGACTTAACGAAAAAGAAACCGTTATAATGTGAGTTATTAGCATTGCTAGTCTTTACAATGTAAACTTCATCGTCAACCGATAATGAATGAGCAGAAGCAAATACTACTTGTAAATATCCTGAATTATATGCGAATGAATTTATCGTTAATGTAGAGCCTAGCGTTATACTATTTTGTCCTGCTACGCCATTTAATACTGTGTTACCTATTGCAGAATTGCTAACATTGGTATAAGTGTAATCGTGATCCCATTCGCTAAAATCTAAATCGTGCAAATAGTCGCCTGTAATATTTTTAAATAAATCAGCAGTTTCTCCGAAAAACGATAACTCATATTGAATACGGTTATAATCATTGCTACTGTTGTTTTTTCTTTTGATGTTTAATAATCTTACATATCCTACAAAATCATTAACCCCATCCTGAATAATTACACAACGTACCTTTTTATTTACGTTGAATAAACTATCCCCACTAATCTCGTAAACGTGTTTAAACGCTTTATTGTTGTTTGCAGTCCCTTTAAATGTAGCAGTCTTACTCCAAGTACCTTTAGCGTTTTGAGGCTCTCTAACGTCAGCTATTCCGAATTGTAATGGAATACTAACGTCAGCCGTTACATCTAATTTCCATACGGTATTATCGTTATCGTAAATTATTACTTCTGTCATAGCATCTGAATATTTTCTTTATGAGCATATCTATATTCAAGTGTCAACTGACTCATCTTTTTATTACGCTTATAAACCTCTTCATAAGATGAAGTAGTAATAACTATAGGTCTATCGTATATTGTACCGTTATAAGTTTCTACGGCATAAACTTCAGGTGAAGTAATTAACTCACGCAACCAAACATATTCAGCATCTGTTAACGCACCTGACTTTAATATCGTTCTCTCCTGTGAATCTACCGCTATAACTGTTTGCCCTCTATCCGATAAATTATAACCCCACGTTACTGGAGAACCTGAAACCGTACCCGCTAACTTAGTGTATTGCTCTCTACTATTAACATCAATAAATACATTTTCGTTTGAACTAAAAAAGAAAGTATCAAATCCACCTAATCTATTTAAAAACTTAATATGCTTACCATCGTATCTATTACAACTATCGTCAATATTGAATGTAATTATCTCAGACGTTCTATTATTACTAGAATCATATAGTGCCACATCATAACTACCTGCATCGTCATCTACTACTAATTGCACTCCACTACTTAACGTAGCAGTATTCAAATTGTAAATTCCAACGCCAACACTTACCCATTTATTTTGACTTGTAACATTTACATAAGGATTATCTATTGTATAACTTGCAATTAAACTACCACTAGGCAAATAAGTATTAATTTTTAAGTAATCTGAATTTAAACTTGTAGCATTTAGAAAATGTAATTCAGCATAACCATTTCTCCTTGCTTTTAATGTACGTGGAGAATTAGTTAAAAACTTTATATCTACACTTGGTGAACCAACACCCGAAGCATATTGCTCATAATCATAATCGTAAAATTGATTAAACGATAACGCCATCATTAACGCTACCTGACTAGATGTAACCGTTAAATTAGTGTAAGTAGTGCCTCCATAAATTTCCCCAAACTTCAATACATAATTAACGTAATGGCTACGATGTAAGTTAAACCCATTATCACCCGAATCTGCTAAAGTAACAGAAACGTAATCGGCTAACACTCTCGAAAGGTCGAAATCACCATAGCCATCTGAATCAGGAAATCTTTTTAATCTCGCAATGTAACTAACACCGCCATTAACGTACACATCACAGATGTATTCAAAATTAGTTTGCGCTATATTATTACTTTCAACTATCCACCTATTCTGATTGAATACTGGTTGAAAATCCTCAGGTTGTCTCTCTACTGTTACACTCATTTATTTAATATATCAAAAATTACTTTTTCTATTTGCTTCTCCATATTACTACGTCTTCTTTTCAATGTTATGTTATAAAAAGACTTAGGTTGCAATCCTTTTTTCTTTATGCTCTTTGCTATTGGATAGGCTGCATCTTTAGGTATGCCTTTATTTCTACCCCACTTCTCAATAGCCTTAACGTGTTTACTCGAAGGATTCTCATTTCTAAACTTGTAAAATTTACCAAACTTATTTTTCTTAGCATTGGCACTTTGCTTTTTACCGTTCACCCCACTATCCACATAATCATAATAATCCTCTAACTCGTAACTAATCTCGAAAAAGTTATTTTTTTTAATGACTTTACTTTTTATCGACTTAGCTAACTTACCGCCATCAATAGACCAACTAGATAACCACCCTCGCATCTCCTTAACGGATGCCTTACCTTCTTTTTCAAGATAATCTTTGAGCGGCTTTAATCTGTCTGTCCTTGAGGGCATCTTTATACTTTAGATATATTAAATGTTGAAAACAGGCTAAAGCGTTTTTTTCCGCAACCTTCTCCATATCGACAAACGATTCACCTGAGAGCCTATCCAAGACTTTATACCAACTCCACTGCTCATTATCCTTTTCCTCAACGGTAAGTTCTTCTTCAGTTCCTTTATCTCCTTGTTCATAGCTTTCAGGGAAAAATTTACGGTAAGTTCCTGCCCGAAATTCGAAAAAAAAACCGATGCTGAATACACATCCGATACTTTCATTTTATCCATTACCTCCGCCCTCTCGTCAATTTTCCCATCGTACTTGTCAATAACTAGCTTACCTTTTACTTCAGTTGCCGGTAGGTAAATAACCGCTAATATTTTATGAAGGTTAGATTTCCAATCCTTACCGAGCATCTCAATATCTATCCATTGACCTAGAGTAAAGTATTTAAAATCATTAATAGCATATAGTTGACCATCAATAGTAAAGTTATTTGAGTAACCCAACTTAGGCAAATCATTAATAAACTCTAAGGACTTGTTTACTTCATTAAGATAGGTAGCACTTAAACCTCGTATTGTTTCAGGGTCAGTATCTGAAAGTATTGAAGCCACATCGATAGCATACTTCATTTTGTTGGTTGTGTCTAACTGGAGTATCTCACGTAATTGTGATATTGTTACTTCACTCCACGATTCAGGTATTATTATTTTTTTCATAGTTTCTTTTTTTTTCCAAACAGATAACTCGTCTGCAAATGCGTCATTAGGTTTATAATCTAAATGAGTAGTCAAAATCTCCATTACTATTTAATTTGTTTAATGCTACATAACGAAGCGCATCAATGCCATGATTAAGAAAATCAATAGGCTCATTAATAGATGTGCCGGTATGCTTGTCTGTTTTCCATTTATAACTATTTAACTCTTTTGCTAAATTGGTAGATGACCTCGTTACATTTAATCTAAATCGTTTTAGAATATCAATAGACGTACGAATACTATCGTTACCTTTCTTTGCCCCGTATATTGCAAGTCCTAGCCTTCTCAACTCTTCGATAGACTTCGGCTCTGCACTATCCCCTATCACTTCATTATTTTTAACCACGTCTTTAATTAAGTTGTAAATATCAGGATTAGTTAACCCACTTGAATAAACCTCTTCATTAATCCAAAGTTCGCCATCCTGTTTATAAACTGAAAGGATAGCCGTTGGATCATTAGTAAACCCAAAGTCTAAACCGAAAGCCACTAACTTAGCATCATTAGGTATCTCGTCACAATATTGCCAGTTACGGAATATCAATCCCTCTATCTTACCAGTCATTCCCCTAGCGTACACTTTCCAAAGGTCTAGGTCAATCTCTTTTAACCCTTCGATTTTCTCTCTTACTTTTTCAGATAGGAATGGGTTATGCCTATGGTCTGAGATTATTAGTTTAGTGTTTGGTCTTCCTATTACCTTTTGATGCACCCAAAATTCGTTATTTGGGTTATAGTCTAAGAATACTCTTTTACGAGTTCTTAATGCTAACTCTGTAAAAATATCGAAAGGAATACCGTTAGCCTCATTTAAAAAACAATAGTCACGCTTACCTGACTTTGCATCCTGTGGATTGCCATAAGATTTAAACTCCATTATCGAACCTGAAGTAAACTCAAATATACGGTCTGTCTTATTATATGAAGTAACTAAGCCTTTCAATTCGGGTGAGTTCTCGTATATTTCTAAGGCATCTCTCAACGCACCTACTTTTAAGTTAGGTATATCCTGACCTACTACGGTAATTGTAGCTTTCTCAGATATTGCAATAGAGAAAAGGACTTGAATGATTGAATAGGTTTTGCCCGAACTCGTACCGCCTTGATTTACTACGGTATCTTCGGTTGCTTCCCAATTTGCTAAATATACGGTTGAGCATTTAAACATCTATTTGTTTTTCGTCATTAGCTAATTTAGGACTCCCTGAAATAATCGAAGGTTGAACGGTTGTAACGGTTTGATGTTGCTTAACAGTTGACTCGTCTGTGTATCCTCCAAAATTACGTAACCAAAACTGTGAGCCTGAGAATGTTTGTCCCCAATAAAGTTTCTGAGCGTTCCAATGTGTTAAGAATAATTTAAACCTATTAACGATGTAGGAAAATTCGGTTGACTTTTTCTCATAATCATACATTGAATCTCTTGTAGCAAAGCCTAAAAACAAACAAGCGCCCTCAATAGTGTATAATCCTTTATGTTTAGTTCCTTTAAATCTGTCTTCATAATCAAGGTAGTCTGCTAATCTTTGAGCCATTACATTATAATCATCGTATTCAGGAGGTCTGCCACTATTTTCTAATCCAAGTGAGAATAGGTTACCTTTCTTAAACCTTCCTTTCTCGTCTCTAAATGATTCATCTTCTTCTGCCATAATCTAATTATTAAAAATATAAAAGTAGTGTCTAATAGGCCAATCTAAGTATTTTACCTTCATTGCCCTTACTTCAAATATCGCTATCTTTGTTTTCATTATTTAACTTTACTAAGTTTCTTACTTTCAAATAGTTCAAACTTCTTAAGTAAATGTGAATAGTTTTTAACTTGTTTTTTGTTATCGGAATAGAAGTCATCCTGCTGAATTGCTAAAAATGGATAACAAGTTAATGTTAATAGGTTGCCTAACTTAGATCCAGTTGCCCACTTGTCAATATGGTAGTTGTCGGGTGCTTCTAAAAATCTATCATAAGCCTTTTGAAATACGCAATAACAATGAAACCCTGAAACGTTATCTACTTGCTTAAAAAATGGCATCCCTTTATAATTATCAAGTTGAGAGGTAGTGTATAACCCACCTAACAATATATCTACTTCGTCAGGGCATAAGGTAACCATATTCATAAATAGTAGAAATGAATCTTTGTCTGTAAACTTAATATCGTCTTCCATTATTATAACAAATGACCAACCCTGTTCTTTAGCCTTCGCCACTACTGACCTATGAGCCTGTGATATTCCCGCTTTAGGTGACGAAGTAAATATAGCCTTTTGAATCCCGAAGGTATCAATACCGGCATATTCAGTCTGCTCCTTTAAGTTCTTAACCCTTTCAGCTCTCTGATCATTATGAATTACAAATATCATCGTGCCATTATTAAGTTTTCTCTATTTATACTAATAATCTTAAAACCTTCAAATTTAAGAATATAATCAATATACTTATCTGTTTCTTTAGAATTGGTTTCCACACATACCATTTTACATTTAACTTCATCTAGGTTAATCTGCTCCAGTATCTCGTAATCTAAACCTTCGCAATCAATAGAAATAAAATCGAATGTTTTATACTTTGAAAACTCAAGGAATGACTTAAAGTCTAGCATCTGTACTTCTGCAGACTCAAACTTAAATGCGCCACGCCATCTATCTACTTCAGATTTCTTAACGGTCGAATAGTAAGTATCATTCATTTGCATCATTACCGTTTTATTTTCTGTGCCTAATGCAAATCTATATTGAATAACTTTATTAAATTCTTTAAGATTATCGCATAGCTTTTCAAATATTACTGGATTCGGCTCAACACAAATACCTGACCATCCCAACTCAACTAAGGCTCTAGTATTAGATAGGTCAACCCCATCATAAGCACCTAAGTCTAAAAAAGTACCCTTAAAGTTTTTAAAGTAACTAAGAATTACTTCCTCTTCGTTGTTTTGTGAATACATAATGATAGATTGGTTTTGTTATTCGATATTCTGTTTTAAATACTTTGTTATCATTTAATCTCTTTGCCCATTCGTAATCCTCGCCAAAATTAATATCCTTAAATTTATATGGCAGTATCAATTCTCTCTTCATACAGGCTATATGGTTAGGAAATCTTCGATAACTAATTTTACCATTTTGTTTTACAGTATCATAAGGTAAGCCTAAACCCATCTCCCAATATGCTTGATTTTTTCCATTCGTTGTGATGTAACCATTAATCGGTATAACATCGGCATTGGATTTAATAGCACTCATTAATTCTAATACGTAATCATTACTAGGTATATCGTCATCGTCAATGAAGACAATATATTCAGACTTCGCCATTTCTATAAGTGAATTACGCTTTTGTCCTACTGTCATATCGCCTCTTTTGTCTATTAATGAAATAATTGATACGCTATTATCAAATCCACAAGAACTTATTTGAGCCTTTAAATTATTGACAAGCGCATTAAATGAATCGCTACGCTCAAATATCGAAGGAATTAATATTGAAAGTTTAATCATTCAGCTTTCTCCTTACCCACTCCTTATGATGAGTATCTTTAATTCTACCTTTTATTTCATCCTTAGTTAATCCAAAGTTTTGTTTGAAACGCTTTAAATATATTGCTTCGCCTTCACTCCACGTAGCATCGTTGCGTTGGTTAATGGCATCTTTATTCTTTAACTTAGTATAGTGATTATGCTTGAATATAATATCTAATCGGTAAACAGTTGCATCTAATAAATCACAGACACTAGATAGGTCTGTGTCGCAAAACATGTGTTTGTAAAGTGGATTATAAATGTAACCTAGTTTTTCATATAATAACCTATCCATAATTGGCAAGGTTGCTATCCATTGTTGAGAGCCATCGTTAGTCTTTAATAGTTTACACTTATAACCTTTCAATGCCTTTCTTATTGTAGTATCCCAACCTTGTTGCCACTCGTCAAAATCGTCTGAGGCAACCATTAGTATTTTACCAGTTGAGGCTTTAGCACCGTTGTTTATAGCACCGACACAATACCTATTATCGCTAACAAGTGTAATAGGAGTATATATACCGCAGCTAATATTCGTATAATCTTTAGTTTCATCATTATCTATTGAAATTATGTATTCGATTAATTTAGGTTTATCTGCCTTAGAAATCATTTCATTGAAAACCTTACTGGCTCTCTCAGGTCTATTTCGTGATGGGTGAATAACTGATATTTTCATTCCGCTAAATTACT